GAGTTTTGCTGTGGACTAGCTGAATTAAATAATGAATTACTTATTACATTTGGATATCAGGACAATTCAGCATTTGTTTTAAGAATGAATAAAGATACACTAAATAAATTGACATGGACAAAATACCGGTAATAGGAGTTGCAATAGTAAATGGAATACATTGGTTGAATAGGTTGATATGGAGTATAGATTATCCTGTAAGTAATTTAGTTATATGGAATAATAATGGTAAAGGTGAATTAGATGCACAATTAGATTTAATAAAGGAAATCAAACACCCTTTAATAGATAAAATACATGTCTGCAACTTACCACAAAACATAGGATTATCTGCTGCATGGAATATGACAATTAAATCATTTGCAATGGAACCGTATTGGGTATTAGTAAATCACGATATAGCATTCACAGAAGGTTTTTTACAAGAAATGAACGAACATGCAAAAGATAATGAGGTAGGAATGGTGCATGGTAAGATTGGTGATTTTGATTTACCCTCATATGATTTGTTTTTAATTAAAGATTGGGTTATAAATCAGTTTGGTTTATTTGATGAGAACTTATATCCTGCTTATTGTGAGGATGCAGATTACATTATGAGGATGATGCATAGACCAATTAAAGTTATTAAAAGTATTTCTAAACCATATTATCATGGAGAAACTACTGACTATTATAAAACAGGCTCACAAACTCGTAAAGCAAACCCTGAATTAGAGGAAAAGTTAATTAAAGTTAATATAAAGAACTTTGAATATCTAAATAAAAAATGGGGAGAAGGTTGGAGAACATGCAATCCGTATCTATATCCATTTGACACATTACATATTCCAATTACATATACAAGTTGGGATATACATTACATTAGACAAAAACACCTAGGATTTTAATATGAAAGATTTATTATATCAGTATTTACGCAACCCAAAGAATAGTAGCATTTGCTTTAAGTTAGGATGGGAATATGAAAAGATAGGACAGACAGCATCAGCAGTTGGTTTTTATTTAAGAAGCACAGAGTTTGGTAGAGATACAAAACAAAACTATGAGGCACTAATTAGAATTGCATTATGCTTTACTAAACAAGGTAATAGAATATTTACAATCAAAGGTTTTTTATTAAGAGCAATTACTTTAATACCCAATAGACCTGAAGCATATTATTTACTTGCACAAACATATCAAAACAATAGAGAGTGGCAAGAGGCATATACTACGGCAGTAATGGGATATACATTTGGATTAGATAATACTAAACCAATGACTGATTTAACTTACCCGGATAATTGGGTTTTTTCATTCCAAAAAGCAGTTAATGGTTGGCAGATAGGACTTTTTGATGAGAGTATACACATTTTGAGAGTATTAAATGACAATCCTACAATCAATGCTGAATATAAAAATATAATAAAAAATGATTTAGCACACTTAGGAAGCAATTGGAAAGAACCCTCTACCTATACCGATGACGAATACAAATCATTACGATATAAGTTTAATGGTGCTGAACTGATTAAAAAGAATTACTCACAATCATATCAGGACTTATTTGTGTTAATGGCTACTAATGGTATGGAGTGTGGCAGTTGGATTGAGATAGGATGTGCTCACCCAACATACGGAAACAATACAAAACTATTAGAGGAATTAGGATGGGATGGTGTTAGCATTGACATAGACCCTAATGTAGTAGCTAATTGGAAAGATAGAACAACTATACCTTACCAAATGGATGCAACTAAAATAGATTGGAATACAATGCCGATATGGGACTTAGGAGATATAACAGATTACTTGCAAATAGATGTAGACCCACCTGAAATTAGTTATGAGGTGTTATTGCAAATACCATTTTGGAAACAAAGGTTTAGAGTTATAACATTTGAACATGACCATTACGCAGACAATTCTAAAACTATAAGAGAAAAGAGTAGGAAATACTTAAAGTCTTTTGGTTATGAATTGATTGTAAATGATGTTGCAGTTAATGAATATGATAGTTATGAGGATTGGTGGGTGCATCCCGACTTGATTTCACCAAAAATAATGGAACTTTTAAGGTCAAATACTAAAATAAACCCTGCAAAACAATATATTTTTAACTACATTTGATTTTAGTATTGTTAAATAATAAAACTATACATTATGAATGCGAAAACCGTATTAAGTAAAATAGCTTCTATGATTTCTTTTAACGAAGTAGAAGTTGAATTTACAGATGCTAAAACAGCTGATGGAACTATATTACAATCTCCAACATTTGATGTCGGTGAGGATGTGGAAGTAGTTGCAGAGGATGGCACAAAATCAAAAGCTCCAAACGGAGAACACCAAATTAGTTTAAGAGATAGTGAGGGCAATGAAACTCTTATTAGAATTATAACCGAAGATGGTAAAATTGTTGAAAGAGAAAATGTTGAAATGGCAGTGCCTGAAATGGAAACAGAAATGGCAGATGCACCAACAGAGGAAGTAGTTTCAGAGGAAGCTCCAGCAGAGGAAGTAGATATGAATAAGAAAATGGATGAATTAACTTATCGTATTGAAGAGATGGAAAAGAAAATGATGGAGATGGAAAAAGCTAAACCAGAAGTAGAAAAGGAAATGGAAATGCAAGATGAAGAGTTACCTAAATTAGATGGTGCACCGATTGACGACGCAGTAAGATTTTCAATAGAGACAAACCAAAAGAACTTTGGCAAAAAATCACAAAACATACAATCTAGTATATACGAGAAGTTATACAGATAAAAAATATTTATAAACTCATTTAACAAATTAAAAAAATGAACAATTTAACAAACAAAAGAATTCAGAAATTCGCTGAACCGACAATCACCACAACTTACGCAGGTGAATTTGCAGGTCAGTATATTGCTGCAGCTTTATTATCCGCAAAAACTTTGGATAATAAGTTAGTAACAATCATGCCTAATGTGAAATACAAAGAGGTAATCCAAAAAGTAGCACAAGCAGGTATCGTACAAGATGCAAGTTGTGATTTCCAAACTTCAGGTAGTGTAACTTTAACAGAAAGAGTTATCACTCCAAAAGAATTACAAGTTAACCTTACTTTATGTAAGCAAAACTTTGTAGCAAGTTGGGAAGCATTACAATTAGGATATAGTGCATTTGATACTATCCCTAAATCATTCAACGACTATTTAATTGGTCAAGTTCTTTCTCAAATCGCAGCTTCAACTGAAACTTCAATTTGGCAAGGTGCAACAACTACATATCCTGCAGCTGATGCTTCAACAAACGGAAATTTCGTAGGTTTTGAAGCTCGTTTCTCTTCAAGTATCGTAACAGGTGGAGCAGATGCAGTATTAGCAGCAAAATCTGGTAGTGTAATTGTATCTGGTAGTGTGACTGCAGTAAATGTAATCAACAAAATTAGCTCAGTTTATGAAACAATCCCTAACACAGTTTATGGTAAAGATGATTTAGTTATCTATGTTTCAACAAATGTAGCTAAAGCTTATCAATCTGCTTTAGGTGGTAATGCAAACCAATCAGGTTTCAATACACAAATGAATGTGGGTGAAAAGCCTTTCAACTTCCAAGGTATTGAAATCGTAATGTGTCCTGGTATGTCTGATAACAAAATCGCTGCAGCTCAAAAAACAAACTTATTCTTTGGAACAGGTTTACTTTCTGACTACAACGAAGTAAAGGTATTAGATATGAGTGATATTGATGGTAGCCAAAATTTTAGAATTGTTTGTAGATATACTGCAGCAACTCAATTCGGTATCGGTCAAGACATTGTATACTACGGAGCATACTAAAAAATAATTTAAGGGGTGAGGAGTATCGTAGAAAAAGAAACTCACCCTTTTTAATAACAAACAAATTAAACATAAAATATTATGGCATGCGATTTATCATTAGGGAGACAAGAAGTTTGTAAGGAAAGTATTGGTGGTTTACAAGGAGTTTACTTCTTTAACTACCCGTCTACCTCAACTGGGTCTTACACGCCAAACTTTACGCTTAATACAACTACAAATGAAGTGACTGCATTTCCGTCAGGAAGTACAGTATATTATTATTCTCTTAAAGGGACCAGTGCCTATACAGAAACTGTAAATTCCTCAAGAGAGAATGGCACAACTTTTTTCAGTCAAGAACTCGTTCTTAACTTAAAGAAATTGACACCGGAAATGACAGTTCAGCTCAAGACCCTCGCATACGGGAGACCCGTTGCGGTTGTTTGGACTAACAATGGTGATGCATTAGTAGCAGGTATTACTCAAGGTTGTGATTTGACAGCAGGAACAATTCAAACAGGAGCAGGAATGGGAGACCTTTATGGTTATTCTATTACTTTAAGTGGTATGGAAAAACTACCTGCAGCATTTGTAACCGGGTCAACTCAATTTAACCCATTCGGTGCAGCAGCATTGACGGTTAAACCAACAGTGGTTTCAGGTTCTGCGGCTTAATAACTGACAGACTTAAAATATATTGAAGCATATTCTTTGTAAAATAAAGGATATGCTTTTATTATGCCCCTACTTTAACCATATTTGATTTATTGTGTGTTAAATAATAGATAATACCAAACTAATACTAGATAATGCTTACATTCATATCAGGAAGTATCAACGGATATACAATAAGAACTGCAATTACTGCTTCAAATAGTTTTACTATGTCATTGCAAGATATGACAACACAGGCAAACTCAACGGCATCTCTTTCAGGAGTAACTTATAATGGGTATGAAAGTCTTTTATCTTTTACTGCAAGCATAAATAATACAAATGTTGCACAAGAGTTTAGAGCAACTTTATTAAATGGGACAACGGATATATGGCATGGTAGTATACAGGTGTTTATGTCTCAAAGTAATGCACCTCAGTATAAACCAATATATGCAAACCAAATACCTTTAGATGGTAATGAGGTATCACATGTATCAACAAATCAATATGTAATTTTAGACTAATATATGAAACAACAAACTAAATTCTCAGTAGTAAATTTGCAATCACAAGATATCCCAAGAATAATGGAGGACACAAGAACTAGATATGCTTGGGTGCCATTCGGTGTTTACGGACAAGATGATTTCTTTGGTGCAGTGACACTTGCACATAACACCTCAACAACCAATTCGGCATGTATAGAAGGTATAGCAGATTTAATTTATGGTAAGGGTTTATACTCAAAGACACCTGCATTTAATGAATTACTACAAAAGATTATACCACAAGAGGAAACTAAAAGAGTTTCATTTGACTTAAAGTTATATGGTAATGCAGCATTTCAAGTATATTGGAATGATGAGCATACTAAAATAATTAAAATGTATCATGTACCTGTCCAGTATTTAAGAGCAGAAAAGATATATAATAATCCAAA